ACTCAGTATCCATTTGCTCTTTCAAGTACAACTAATGGTCAAGATGTTGGCCTTACTCATGTTGATGTTCAGTTTATTTCGCTTCAGTTTTTTGGGGATTAACTATGTCAACATTAAAAGTTAATACAATTCAAAATACTTCTGCTGCTCATAGTTCAACCCCAGAGCAAATTGCACAAGGGAGAGCAAAAGCATGGATAAATTTTAATGGAACAGGAACAGTCGCTATAAGAGACTCTTTTAATGTAAGTTCCATTACTGATAATGGTCAAGGTGATTATACTGTG